AAATTCCAGTAGGTACAAATGCTCAAAGACCTACCGCTATTAGAGGACAAATAAGGTATAATACTGATACATCTGCTTACGAAGGTTATGATGGTGCAAACTGGTCATCTTTAGGCGGTGGAGCTACAGGCGGTGGTGGTGACCAAGTATTTAACTTAAACACAATAACAGTCACAACAAGTTATTCTTTACCTTCAGGCAAAAACGCAATGTCAGTAGGTGCAATTACAATTAATAGTGGTGTAACAGTCACAGTTCCTAGCGGTGCTCGCTGGGTAGTATTATAAGGGGAAATAAATGGCTTCAACCATAAACGCAAGTACAAGTCCAGCAGCCATAGTCCAAACAGCTGACGGAACAGCTAATTTAAGTTTACAGAGTAATGGCACAACAATAGCAGCTATTACATCTACAGGAATTGCAGTTACTGGTGCGGTTTCAGCTACAACTGATTCAACATTTAACTCTACAGGAGCTTTAACTGTTTCATCTGGTACTACTGCACAAAGACCAACAGGAGCAGCGGGTATGATAAGATATAATACTACTCTTAGTTCTTTTGAATATTCTAATGGTAGTGTTTGGTACTCTTCAACTGCTATTTATGGTACACAAAAAGGTATTATGATTGGTGGTGCTAATGCTAGTACTATTTTTGGTTTATCTAATTTAGTCTCTAGTTCTGGTGTAATAGCTACAGATACTGCAGCTGTTGCAACTGGTAGAGTATTAGGAGCAGCTGCTAGTTATGGTAGTGATAAGGCTATATTTGGGTTTGGTTCTTTACAATCAGGTGCTGATACAGCAATAACAAACCTTATATCTAACACAGGTGTGGTAGCTTCTGATACAACAGGCGTAGGAACAGCAAGATCTGGACTTGCTGCTTGTGGATATGGTAATGATAAAGCTATATTTGGTTTTGGATCTGGTCCTTTATCCATGACTAATTTGGTAGCTAATACAGGAGTTGTTAGTAGTGATGTTACAGGCGTAGGAACAGCAAGAGGTTATCCTGGTGCTGCTACTTATGGTGGAGATAAAGGTATATTTATGTTTGGTAATACTGGAAGTTATGTATCTACATCTAATCTTGTTTCTAATACTGGAGTTGTAGCAACAGATACTACAAATGCTGCTGGAGTAACTGCTAAAGGATATGGAGGAGCAGCTCAATTTGGTGGCGGTCAAGTAATTTATGCGTTTGGTTATAATTCTGCTAGTGCTTTTACTAGTATAAGTAACTTAGTATCTACTACAGGGGTGATAGCTTCTGATACTACTGGAGTAGGAACAGCAAGAAGGAACCCAGGAAATTCTTCTTATGGAAGTGATAAAGCTATATTTGCATATGGATATAATGGAAGTTATTTATCTATGTCTAATTTAGTATCTAATACAGGGGTAGTAGCAACAGACACAACTGGTGTAGGTACAGCAAGATATGGTGTTACTGGTGCTGGATATTCATTAACTGCATAGGACATATAAATGGCATCAAATTTTAATTCGGAATTTAATTATAGGTATCAAGTAGTAGGTGCAACTCCTTGGGAAAAACTTAAAACCCTAAAAGGATTTCTAGAAGGTCGTAAACGAGCAGCTGTATTAGAAGAAGTTTCAGCATTAAAATATCAAGCTAAACTTGAAGAACTTAAACATTTAAAAAGTATTGGTGGATTAACTCATATTATTCTTACATTGCAAGCAGAGATAATTGAATTAGAGTCTACATTAGAAGATACCGCCCATGCTTTTAAACTTAATAAAGCTGAACTAGAAATACTTAATAAACTTATTGCAGAAGTTTATACAGAGGTAGAACCAACAAGATTAAAACATACTGATGGCACACCTTATACAGATGATGAAATGTTTGAAGCAAATGCTAACCATGAGTTTACTGTGCAAATAGGTAGAGAAATACAAGCAGAAATTATTGCTAATGGTAGACCATCACCAGCTAAATTACTTAATGCTATGAGTAACCCACAGACATTAGAAGCACTTAAACAGATTGGCATTGTGCCGAAAGAAACCCTTTTATTAGGAGAAAAAGATGTTGCTTTACAAATTACAAGCAAGTAATTCTGCATCATTATTTGGCACACCAAAAGAACCAAAGCCAAAAGATGATGTATTTACTATTGCACAAAAACCAGACTGTTCAGAATTTTTAGTATTATCTAGCACAGCTTATCCAGAACTAGAAGCATTTGTATCTTATGATGGTTTTGACTTTACATACTGTCAAGCATGGGGATTAACTATTAATGATGAAGTAATTAAACGTGTATGGCAAGATATTAGAGCTAAAGCATATCCTAATATTCCAGATCAACTTGATACTATATTTCATCAAGGTATAGATGTTTGGAAAGCAGACATTCAAGCAATTAAAGATAAGTATCCTAAAGGAGTAGCATAATGTCATCAGTAGTCATAGCTGGGGATACCTCTGGCACAATAACACTTGCAGCACCAGCAGTAGCTGGAACGACAACGTTAACTTTGCCAGCGACAACAGGGACAGTATTAACAAATGCAAGCAATACAGGATTTCCTGCTGGTTCTGTATTGCAAGTAGTAAGTTCAAGTTATACTACCAATTCTACATTTAATAGTGTAACAGCTATTGATACAGGAATAACTGTCTCTGTTACCCCATCAAATACAGCTAATAAAATATTAATTATTGCAAATGTAAATGGTGTTGCTACAAATGGTGTTGGCGCTCAAGGTGCTAAATTTACCATTACAGATGGAAGCAATACTGTTATTGCTGTTATTTGCGATACTTATGCTACACCATATAATGTAAGCACTTCACCATGGGTTAACTTTTTTGGTCAGTATTTACATTCTCCAGCAACTACTTCATCAACAACATATAAAATAAGAGTGCAAGGTGGGGCTCTTCAAATTAATGATTTAAATGGTTCGCCTTATGTAAATTCAGGAATTACTGTATTGGAGGTTAAAGGATAATGAATAAACATTCAGCTATATTAAAATTATATCCTAGCGTAATAGTCATTCGTGGTGACATTGCATACGATAAAGACGAACAAGAAGTAACCTATGACAGCAATGCTGTAGACGCTCTAGTAGCATCTGAAGCATACAAAGCTAAACGTGCAGCAGAGTATCCACCATTTACAGACTACCTAGATGGTATCGTCAAGGGTGATAACACACAAGTGCAAGCATACATAGACGCTTGTCTAGCGGTAAAGAATAAGTATCCTAAAGGAGCAGCATAATGGCAATGGTCTTTAAGCAATGCGTAATTTGCAAAGCTGAAAAAGACACTACAAATTTTCATAAAAAACAACATGGCAAATATGGTGTATCTAGTAGATGTAAACCTTGTGATTATGAATATAGCAAAAAGTATTGGAAAGAAAGTTCTAAAAGATACAGAGAAAAAAATAGGGAAAAAATTAGAGCTAATAGCAAAGCTATATATTTGGCTAATCCTGAAAAAGCAAATGAAGCAACAAAGAAGTCTAGAATAAAACATTATGATAGATACATAACATATTCTAGAAACTATGAATTGGAAAATAAAGAAGCTAGATTATTAAAGTCTAGGCTGTATGCTAAAAATAACCCACATAAAGTGGCTGCAATATCTTCTAAAAGAAGAACCAAACAAAAGAACGCAACACCAATTTGGAGCAATATTGAAATGACAAAACGAATTTATAAGCTACGAGATAGATTAAATACTCTAGCTGGATATATTAAATATCATGTAGATCATGTAATACCATTAAATGCTAAACTTGCATCAGGATTGCATGTTCCAAATAACTTAAAGATTGAGTTGGCATCTATAAATATGTCTAAAAGAAATACATTTGAAGGGATAGAACTATGAGCTTACAATTAAATGGCGATACGGGAGTCACCTTTAATGACGCATCTCTACAAGGAGCTGCAGCGTCACCTTATGTGCTAAAGAACCGTATTATAAATGGTGATATGAGGATTGACCAGAGAAATGCTGGTGCGTCTACAACACCTACAACTTCAACTTATTCGCTTGATAGATGGATTTCTATTTTAACTGCTGCATCTAAATTTAGTGTGCAACAAAATGCTGGCTCTGTAACACCTCCAGCTGGTTTTACAAATTATCTTGGAGTAACTTCTTTATCTGCATATTCTGTTCCAGCTGGTGATTTCTTAACTATTGCTCAAAAAATAGAAGGATATAATATAGCTGATTTAGGTTTTGGAACTGCTAATGCTAAAACAATTACTATATCATTCTGGGTTAGAAGTTCAATTACAGGAACTTTGGGTGCGTGTTTAATTAATGGCGATACAACTCGTTCTTATCCATTTACTTATACAATTTCTTCTGCCAATACATGGGAACAAAAAACTGTAACTATTGCTGGCGATACTTCTGGAACATGGGCAACAACTACTAGTGCTGGTATGTCACTTAACTTTGGTATTGCTGTAGGTTCTACATATTCTGGTGCTGCTAACTCATGGTCAAGTGGTGGATATTATGGTGCAACAGGTGTAACAAATACTCTTGCTACTAATGGTGCTACTCTTTACATCACAGGTGTCCAATTAGAAGTAGGCTCAACAGCAACACCGTTTGAACGCAGACTGTATAATCAGGAATTGGCTAACTGTCAGAGGTATTATCAACAATATGATGCTTCAGAAAGTGCAGCAGCAGGAGCTGGTATAATTGGAGTTTGTGGTTCATCAAGTGTTGGTGTTATGTCTGGATTATTACCAGTTGCAATGAGAACAACTGCAACAGTAGCTTTTAATAACTTGGTTTTAAATTATGGTGGAGCAACTGTTGGAGTTTCTTCAATTACAACTTATTCAGCTCAAAAAGCATTAGGTATGGATATTACAGCATCTTCTTCACCAATGACAACAGGCAGAGCTTGTGTTCTTCAATTTAGTGGCGGTCAAAGTTCAGCTAACAAAATTACATTTAGTGCGGAATTATAAAAATGACTATTCAATATAAACTGTTAAAAAGTTTTACTACCAATGAAATACGCTGCGTAACTATTATTGGTGAAAATATATCTATCCCATTTGACCCAGCTAACACAGACTACCAAGCCTACCTAAAATGGGTTTCAGAAGGTAACACACCAGAACAGGCTGACTAATGTTTGGCATATCAGCCTTTTCCCAAACAGCATTTAGTTCTCTTGCTAGTGGTGTAGTTTATGGTGCAGGTCAAGTAGACGCTACAGCATTTGTCACAGCTAATGGTTATTCAGAAGCATATGCTAGTGGTTTTATAAATGCTAATGCTCTTGTGTCTAGTAGTGCTATTCGTTTACGCACAGCTAACGCAAGTATACTTGGCACAGCTTTATTTGAAACAACTAATGCCTACTCTTTAGCCTATGCTCGTGGCATTGTATTTACCAGTGCTAGTGTAACCGCAAAAGGTTATCGTTTGGGTGAAGAGTGGGGAAATATTACAACAGGGTCAGAAACATGGACAAGTGTTTCTACTGGCTCTGAAACATGGACAGAAGTATCAACTGGAACAAATACATGGCAACTCAACGGATAAATTTTTCAGAATGGACACCAGACCAACCTTCAGTTGCTGGTACATTATTAGATGTTAATAATGCAGTTCCATTACAAGTAGGATATGGCATATTCCCACAAGCTGTAGACTATTCTAACGCTGCTAGTGAGTCTTTAAACAACGTCTATGCTGGTAAGTTTAGTAACATTACAGAACTATTTGCTGGCGGTGCTTCCAAACTATTTAAATACAATACTGGTACTAGAAATTTAACCAATGTATCTAAAACAGGTGGTTATAGTGGTGAAAGATGGGAGTTTGTACAATTTGGTGATGCACTATTAGCAACTAATAATGCTCAAAAAATACAAGCATGGTATGTTAATACTTCATCTGCTTTTGCTGACGTAGCTGCAACTGCTCCAGTATGTAAATACATTACAGTAGTTCGTGATTTTGTAGTAGCTGCTAACATAGCTGGTACACCTAATAAATTACAATGGTGTGATATTAATGATGAAACTAACTGGACTTCTGGTGCAGCATCACAATCAGATTTTCAGATTATTAGTGACGGTGGTAATATTCGTGGGATTACAGGTGGTGAGTTTGGACTCATACTTATGGAACGTGGTATTGTCCGTATGTCTTATGTTGGTTCACCTTACTTCTTCCAGTTTGACACTATATCTCGTGGTTTAGGCTGTCTTTCTGGTTCATCTGTAGCCCAATATGGAAGTATTACATACTTTCTTTCAGATGATGGATTTTACTCATGTGATGGTACAAGTTTAGTAGGCATTGGCACAGAAAAAGTAGACCGTTACTTTTTTGGTAGCCTAGATTTAAACAACATTGACACAATTTCTACAGCAGTAGACCCAATCCGTAACATTGTATTATGGAACTATCCTAACGTATCTGGTGGTCGTTCTATTATTATGTACAACTGGCAACTTAAAAAATGGTCTAAAGCTGATACAACTGTAGATTATATTTCATCTGTAGCTACTTCTGGTATGACATTAGAAGATTTAGATGGTATTGGTGCTTTAGATGACCTTACAACATCTTTAGACTCACGACTATACATTGGTGGTAAATTCCTATTTGCTGGTGTAAAAAGCACTAAAATTGTTACATTTACTGGTGCTAGAACTACTGCTACATTTACGGTAGGCGATATAGAACAAGGATATAATTCTACAGTACAACTTGCTAGACCTCTTATACAAGATGGTTCAGCTAATATTGCAGTATCTAGTAGAAAAGAAATAGCAGATACTGTAACTTATGGTTCTGCTGTAACAACATCTGCTGAAGGTCGTTGCCCATTACGTTCTAGTGGTCGTTTCCACAGGATTCAAGTAACCCCAACAGGGGACTGGACAAATGCAGTATGGGTAGATATAGATTTTGCTGATAGAGGCACTAGATAATGCGTGATATGTACCGTAAGCTAAATTGGCTAGGCGGAACACCACGAGAAATATCAGAAGTGGTAAATAACCTAGTTGAAGGTAAATCTAATAACACAGGTGATATTACTTTAGCAGGTTCTAGTGCTACAACTACAACTATTTATGACGAAAGAATAGGTTATAATAGTGTAGTACTTTTAATGCCTACAACAGCAAGTGCTGCTAATGCTATTAATGACTCTGCACCTTATGGTGCATGGCAAGACAGTACAACACAATCAGCAGCAAGTATTACTACAGCATATCCTATAACATTTAATACTGTAGATTATGAAAGTGGCATTGTATTACAAAGTAGTTCACAATTAAAAGTAACTTATGCTGGATTATATAATATTCAGTTTAGTTTGCAGTTATCTAATTTGGCAAACTCTACAGAAGATGTAGATATATGGTTTAGAATTAATGGTACAAATATTGCAAAGTCTAATAGTATATTTGGGTTAGCACCTAGAAAAAACTCTACAGACCCATATCATATTATTGCTGCTATGAACTATTATGCACAATTAGCTGCTAATGACTATGTACAAATTATGTGGAGAGCATCTAATACTGCTATTACTATTGATGCTTTAGGAACACAAGCATCACCTACTAGACCAGCAACACCTAGTGCAATTGTTACCATGAATTATCTTTCTAATGGTAGTGCAACATCTAATTTATTTGGTGGTGTATATATAAGTTCTACAAGTAAAGGTAGTGCAGTAATTACACATCCAGCAAACACAGCAACTGATAAAACATATAGGTATCTAATAGTAGCTTAATGCAATTAAAATATGTAAATCCAAACGAATTAAAACAAGTTTGGAATCAAATTAAACCAAGTCTAGGTGAAATATCTGCACTAGGTGGTGATTGGATTCCAGAAGATGCCTATTGTGATATTAAGGTAGGCAAGGCTCAACTATATCTAGGTATTAAAGACGGTTACTTTATAGGTTACATTATAACACAGCTTATAAATAACTCACTTCATGTATGGGCTGCTTACAGTAGTTCACATGACATATTGTCAGAAGGTCTTAAACAGATAGTTGATATTGCTCAACAAATGAACGCTAAAGAAATAACATTTAGCTCTTACCGTAAGGGCTTTGAAAAGATTGCACCTAAACTTGGATTCAGACCATATACATGGAGGTTTGAGTGCTAAAGTTTTATGTAGTTCCTACAGAACACATCCAACAAACATGGGGTAAGGTAGAAATCATGCTAGATAGAGCTATGGCTCATTCTGGTGGTGAGTATGACCTTGACCAACTTAAAGTATTGCTTACACAGGGCAGACAAGTATTGTGTGTAGGTGCAGAAGAAGATTTAGTAATTAAATGTGCTATGACTATAGAATGGATTAATTATCCTAACGACAGAGTAGCATTTATAACAGCTATTGGTGGCAAAACAGATAAGCAAGGCTTTGGTGAATTTGAGCAATGGGTTAAAGCCAATGGTGGTACAAAAATACAGGGAGCAGCATTTGAAGCAGTAGCAAGGCTTTGGAAGCGTGCTTACGGATTTGAAAACAGATATATTATAGTGGAGAAACAAATAACATGATTAATCTTAATAACTGGCTATTTAATTTAGTAGACAACTTTACTTTTTATAAAGGTGGAGGCGGTGGAGGTGGTAGTACATCTCAAACTAATAATCAATTAGACCCTACTATTGCACCTTATGTTGGATATGGATTGCAAGAAGCTAAAAATCTTTATCAAACACAATCTCCAGAATATTATGCTGGTCAAACTTATGTAGGTCCATCTGCACAAACAACAACAGCATTACAACAAGCTCAAAACAGAGCATTGGCTGGCAATCCATTATTAACACAAGCTCAACAACAACAGTCAGATGTTATTGGCGGTCAGTACTTACAAAACAATCCATACTTTAACCAAGCCCTAGCAGGTGCTGCACAAGGTGCAACACAAAACTATAATGATGCTATTAAAGCTGCACAAGGTGGTGCTTCTATGGCTGGTCGTTACGGTTCTGGTGTATCTGCTGACATTCAAAATCGTGCTGCTAATACTTTATCTAATACACTAGCTAACAAGTATGGTGAATTAGCTTATAGTAACTATGCTGGAGAACGTGGTATGCAAAACCAAGCTGCACAAAATGCTCCTGCACTTGCACAAGCTGATTATGCCGATATTCAACAACTTATGAATGTAGGTAAAACTCAAGAAGATTATTCTAAAACTGCATTACAAGCTGACATTGATAGATTTAACTTTGAACAAAATAAACCATATCAAAAGCTTTCAGCTTATCTTGGTGCTGCTTATGGTGCCCCTACAGGTTCAGTATCTACAACTACTCAATCTGGTGGTGGTAAAATAGTATGTACAGCTATGAATCAAGCATACGGATTTGGTTCATTCCGCCAAGCTATCTGGTTACAACATTCAGCTACAATGCCTAATGCTAAAACAATTGAAAAAGGTTATCACAAACTATTCTTGCCAGTTGTTGCGTTTGCATTTAGCAATAAACAAACATTTGTTCGTAAATTTGTTCGTAAAGTTTCAGAGCATATTGCTAGACATAGAACTGCTGATTTATGGAAAGAAATGCGTGGTAAAAAACGTGACCCACTAGGTCGTATCTATCGTGCTATTATTGAACCAATGTGCTATGTAGCAGGTAAGGTAGGTAAATAATGGGACCACCTATTTTAATTGGTGCTGGTTTAGGTGCATTAACATCTGCAGCTATGGGTAAAAGCCCATTTACAGGTGCTTTATTAGGTGGTGCTACTGGTGGTATGTTTGGTGGTGCTGGAGGCTTGTTTGGAAGTGCAGGTGCAGGTGCAGGTGCTGGAACAGGCATACAATTAGCACAAGCTCCAATAACAGAAGGCTTAACTACAGCATTATCTCCAAGTGTAGTGGGTGGTAGCGGTGCTGCTGGTATTACAGGTTTGGGAACTTCTTCATTAGGTGGTGCTGGAATAACAGGACTAGGCTCTGGAACATTAGGTGCAGGTGGTGCTGGCATTACAGGATTAAATACAATGGGTATGGATTCTTTAAGCCTTGCTGACCCATCTAGATTAGCATATAACACGCCATTATCTTTTGGTGAAAAACTATCTAATGCTGGCTCAAATTTATTTTCATATGGAAAAGAAAATCCTACAAGTTTATTAAGTGGTGCTAATACCATTTCAGATATGTCAGCTAATGCAGATGCACAAAGTCAACAAAGATTAAATAATGCAGTTGCTACAGGAACACAACCTATAGCAAAAAAAGAATTTGACCCTTCATCAGTAATTGCAGCAACGCCAAGTTATGGATTATCTAGAGAAGAAGTTGGCAAAGGAAAAGTTGCACAAATAGCTTCACAAGCAAAACTTAATGATGCAACTGAACAAAAAATTCGTCAGTTTTACAATTCATATATAGGATAATATTATGGCAGGATTACTAGATTTATTTTCATCATCATCCCCAACTGGTGGTGGACTTTCTTTAAATTCTTTATTAGGTACAAATGTACCAGAGTTTTTAAAAAGAAATCTTACTCCAGAAGAGTTAGCTCAATTAGAATCAAAATCTAATTTTCAAACAGCTATTGGTCTTGGTAAAGGTTATGCTTCTCAATTATATCAAAACAAACCTGCTTGGCAAAAAGTAGTAGGTGCATATTCTGGTGCTGCTGAAGGCAGACAAGCACCATATACAACAACACAAGAAGGTATCTTTAAAGCATTGACTGGTAAAAAGTTAATGGGT